ATCGATAGAGACATGCGTCATATCTCCGTTTTCAATCTTTTCTAACACTCCATTACTTTCAGCTGCACCTCTATAAAGTTGTGCTAGCATCTTAATTGCCTTTTTACCATCTTCTAGCTCTACGATTTCTGGGTTGATAGCCTTTCCAAGGAGGTCGTCCTCGGTTCGTTGATGATTATAGTAAACTGGCAATTCAGTGAAAGTCTCAACACTTTTTTCTAATACGGATGGTTCAATAAAGACCTTTTGGTCGCCATCTTCGTCGTGGGGGCCTGACGTTATAGCGATTACTGGAAACTCTATATTATCATCCGTATGGATAGGGTCTTCCAAATTCACAGCAAAACTGCGTTGGTTCTCCTCTCCGCCCCCGGCATTCACAGCAAACTTACGGTCAGTTTCCTGTTCTACCCTCATGCGGCACATATTAGCCGCAATCTCTTGATGGTCCTCAACTCCTCTTTTCTTTAGGGTTGGGCCCACTTCTATTATACAACGCTCATAGTCGTACTCTGTGCTCATTCTTCTCTATCCCCCGTTGGATTTGCAGACGGCTGATTACCAGCGCTGCGGTTTTCTGTCCTTGCGGACTCTTCTGTTTTATCTTGGTCTCTACCTCCAGAAACATTAGCATTCTTTGCAGTATCTTGCACTTCAGCTACTCCTTCCGGATTCAATCCTCTTTCCAATCTAACTTCACCGGGTGCGAGTACACCCTCAGATAAATATATCATGTCAGTCTTGGCTTTGACAAATGCGTCATCTACATTTATATTTCTGAACTTAAATTTAGCGTCACCACCTAATAATTGTGGCATTAGCTGACTATTGATAGCAGCTTCAACCGCAGACTGTAGGTGCTTAACGTATGGCTCAAAAATTGCACGCGCTTGCTCTGGCTTGTCGAACATTGTAATTGGAACTTTAAGGGCCACATGTATTTTCTTGAGCAAATCGTCAGTATATTTTCCATACTCAAAAGCTCGTTGTGTACCTTGTAACTCCTTGACTGTAATATCATTACCATGTATAATGTCTTCGCCGGGTTCCAGCGCATTAAATGCTGCCACGATTTCATTAATTTTATCAGGACCATAAGGCATATCGGGGAGTCCAGCGCTAATATCAAACCTACTAGTAGCGTATTTATTGAGAGCAGCTCCGATATCCCGTTCTGCGTAATCTTTGAGGTCAACCAGATAAAGAATTGGATGGATGTCACTAAGACCGTAAGCATAATCATCGAACGGGTTGTTACGATAGACGATAAGCTCATCCTCTTCAAATCTAACCGACTCTTTGTCATCTCCTAAATCCTGATAATAATACATTACCTGTCCACTTGCACTTCTTTGGATATACATATTTTGAGATGACCTGATGACTAAATTGTCACCAGTCCACTCTAAAAAGGATGTACCAAAGATTCTTCCGTTACGAAGCCAAGTATATAACGTTTGCTCTAGATTAATTTCGTCAAACAATCCAGCGATACTTTCCCTGTCTTCATCACTATCTGTGACTATATCATACCCATCCTTAGCGGCGTACATACATGGTAAATCTATTAGAGTCCTAACTATAGGGTCTGACAGATATACATTCATATAAGTCTTATAATCACCTAGCTGTGGTTCTTTAAGAGCTCCATTACCACCAAATAGACCTCCTGATTGCTGAAGTTGAATACGTTTTATTACTCCAGAACCAAAACTTCTAGGACTATCTTCTGTGAATGGAGGGTTTTCTCCTTTTGTTGCGAAACTTCGCCTATTAAAAGGCCAATAATCTCTTAGAGCCACGGCTATCATTCCAATATAGTACAAAAGAGTATATAAAGCTTTCGCTCAAAATGCCTTTATAAACCAGAAAGTCTACCCTTATTTAAAGTTTTCGACCGTCTAGTGGTAGTAAATAGCCCTCTTGAAGGACCTGCACGTCTGGTGGTACCTGTTTGTTGTATAGATACGCTTGCAAACGACGCAGATGGGGGTAACATGGACAGCGAAGCGTGAAGAGCTACAGCTGTACTATCACAATAGTCATCGTGCTTACCTGTAGGAGCTGCAATCTTCTCTGTTTTGTTCGCTGCATCCATAGTATACTCCAAATCTATGTGTTCTCTTAGCCATTTATTGACTAATTTGGCCTCTGGAGGGTCTAAATCCTCTGGATGAGGCACTTTTACTTGCCCTTGTTGTATGTAAGATGCCATATCTCTATATATTTGTGTCTTACTACCTTTAGGACCACCAGTAAAGATAAATGGTATAAATTGTATCTGTGGTTTACTGGATACGCATGCTAATTTTATTTCTTGTTCGATAGCACCACCAATACCCGTCGCATCAATAATAACCCTATCAGCACCAAAATCGTGAGCTGCATCCATGATACGCTTACGCTGATATGGAATGTCATGTCCACCTGATTTTGGCCCAATCTCTTCAAGGTAGATAAGATTTGCGGTATTACTATCCTTGTCTTTAGATGTACTCCATACGCTAATAACAGTGCTATTAACAGATTTGCCAATGTCAACACCCACAACACAATTAGGATAATTAGTTCCTCTCTTTCCAAAGGTTCGTCCTCTGGATAGACAGGCTTTGAGTAATTCGGGATTGAAGATGTTCGAGACCGATTCGACGAACTCGCACTCATATTCTGTTCTCCAATATATTGAATCTTCCCCCCATTCCCTCATCTTTTCAGCCATATCGTCGTCAGTATAAGGTGCAGAATAAGCACGCCCCGGCTTTACTGCATCTCTCCATGTAAATACCATTCGTTCGAATGAGTCGTTATATGCATCATCATAAAGGTAGCGCCACATGTGATTCTCTTTACTCTTCGGCGTACCTAAGTTAATAAAAGGAGCCTTATTAGAAACTATAGCAGGCTCTACGTTGTCAACAAATAATTTATCATCTATAAGTGGGCTCTCATCTACTATACACATAGTTGGATGTTGTCCTCGTATTGCTTGTCCCTGATTTGATGGGGCTAAAGGAGCTCTACGTAGAATTGTCCCTCCCTTCATTGTGATATTAGGTTTATTATGGAACCTATATGTGTCAATCAATCCATTAAGAAAACTGTTATCAGCAAAATGTCTATAACAGTAATTAAATATAAGTGAAGCTTGGTCCTCTGTTGGAGCCAGAATAAATATCAAGTCTCTAAATCTATTAAAGAACATGTAGATACATACAGCTACCGAAAGAGCAAAAGACTTGCCACTGCCTCGTGGAGCCAAAATTGCTAGTTTACGATGCTTTTCTGGGTCACCATCAGGATGTGTTAACGTTTTTACAACAATTTGTTCTTGTAAAGGTCTTAACTTTAATGGTCTTTGTTTATTATCGATAAGATATGCTTCGCAGAAGGCCCTACACAATAGGGTCATCTTCTTTTCATCTTGTCTACAAATTTCAAAAATCTTTTCTAATTTTCTGGAGTCATGTGCAGCTAATCCGCTAATCGCGGACTTCATCAGGTTTTCGTTCTTCACCGCTGTCATCTATTATCTCCTCCAGTATTTTTGAGAAATTCTCACTGTTCTTCTCTACTACAGTTGGAACTTCTATATTAAGAGCACGAAACTCAGTATGGATATCACGTACAATCTGGTTTCTTTGTCGCAATAACTCTGTTCTAGCGTCAACATCCCGAATACATACAAGAATTTCTTCCCAAAGCAAGTCTTCAAGCGCGAGATTGCGGGCAAGAAGCCGGACAAGTTCTTTATGTCTTTCATATTCCCCTTCTCCGACTCTTATGCGTAAACGCCTTTCGTACCCTTCGACGTCCATTACTTGGCTTCGTCGAGTGCAGCCTTGACTTTAGATTTAACTAGACCAGCTAGTTCATCATCTTTTTCATCCCAAGCTGTAACTAATACATTTCTGACTAAAGAGTCTTTGACGTGTAGTTTTGCTTGTTCATCTAATTTGTCAAATGCTTTCATCTGGGCTTTTGTTAGATTTTTGTCTAATAAATCCATTAATTCAGCTTCATTGTTTTTCAAGTATTTGAAAACAAGTGCTTTGACTGCTGGTACAGTGTAGGCAATGTATCCTGCCATACCAATCACTAAAGCAGCTAAAGCCATTAATAATGGTTCATCCATCAGAGTGTCTAACAGACCTGATTCTTCTACAGTGTCAATAATAGCTGTTATGTTTCCCTCGTCAGCTGGTTCGGTCGTCATATTGCCATTATCGGCTGTGTTGTTATTTGTTTCGTTTGCCATAGGTTATTCACCTGTTTTATTATAATGCCATAGCACTATTTAAAGCTTTCGTTTAATCGCAACATTCGCAGTTGCATCCTTCTTTGCAGCACATATTTTTTTCTCCTTATTGTTGTGGCCCCAAGAGACGCATTACGCGTTAAATTCCTGTGGTTCTGTGGTCTGTTAGGAGCCACAATAATATTAGAACATAAGACTATATAAAGCTTATGTCTATGCGTCAACCACTAGGGCGTATGCGTATTGATTACCAACTTTGTGTATCTCTAACAAACGTATAGTTTTACTATCATCTATTGTTTCTAACTTAGTTTCTAACAAAGCTAGTACTCCAGCTATATCGCTTGCGGTTTCGTAGTGGTCATCTACTGCGTAATTTGCCATTTATTTCTCCTTATTTCTTTTTAGCTACAACTTTTGTTGCTGTTTTATGTTCGTGTGCTTGTTGATTAGCTTCAATCATCTGCATTTGTTTCTGAGCTGCGTCATTATAATCGATAACTGCTTGAGCTTTTATCTTATAGAATGCTGTCTTTTCTGCTTGTTCTTGTTTCCACACATCTAAAGCATCTTTAATTATCAGAAGGGCTGGCCCTCCTAGGATTGCTATTAGAGTTGTGTATCCTTCAATTTGTTGTAGAACAGTTTGGTCTTGTAATCCGTGAAAAATCACATAACCTGCAAAACCTACCCATAGTAAAACTAAAGGTACAGCAATCATAAACATAAACAAATCGTTAAATGTTACACCTTCTTTTGCTTGTCTATCCATTAATTCAGTCCTCCTTTCTTTTAGATTTTCTTTCGTTACCTTCTTCGGTAATTGTAATTGTAATTTTGACATCATTCTTCGTATCATCGATAGTATGATAACAAACAAAAGTGCTATCCCTAATAGTGCAAGTATAGTTGCTAGCCACGTTAGTATTTCTGTTGATGTCATCTTTCATGTTTACTCCGTGTCAACTGACGCGAGAAGTGATATCTATTTTTACGCACCACACCTATATAAAGCTTTCGCCGATTAGTCGTCCCAAACAGTGTTAGTTTCGCCTTCTCCTTCTTGGGTATCTAACGCTGACTGTATGTCATCATCACTCAATGTAGCGTTTTTAAACGTATCCTTCTCAAATTTACGCTTTGGACCACCTTTTGGTTTCCATTTTGGTATCTCTGCATCGCAGTTTCCACCGTTAGATGTGTGAAATGAACACCATTTACATAGATTTTGAGGTTTTTGTTCGTATTTTTCCTCAACTTGCATACGTTCTTTCAAACAATCATGCACATATTTGATAGTTTCTTTCGCTTCGTCCAAAACTCCTTGGTTTACTTTGACATAAAATGTATCATCAAAGCGTAAATAGTTCACTCCGACGAAATTTGGCATCTCTCCCATCTCTAATGTGTATAAAAATGCGTAAATGATTAGCTGTCTGTAGTAATCCTCAGGCAAATATGGGCCATAACGTTTCGAAGTCTTGTAATCAAGCAATGTGGTTCCACCATCAAAGTCATTACAGACAGCATCCACTATCCCAATTACGGCGTAGTCGTTGGATTTTACCCATTTTTCAGCATATTTTGGGGCTACAGAGTTCCATGCTTGGTATTTTGACTTGTAAATCTTCCATTCGACCATCTCATTTAGCTTTTTATCTACTGCACCAACAAAATTTTGCAATAATTGTTGTGTTTCTAGCTTCATAGCAGCCATTTCTTCTGCTGTATGTAGTTCGGATAGCCAAAACTTGGAGTCTATATCCTTAGCCCACCTTGTTTGGAACTGTTCTTCCATCCAATCTGATGGGTTTCCCTTCTCCCAAGAGGTAAAATTCTTAAACTTATGCTTGAAAAGGTCTTCTAACACAGCATGCACTAGTGTTCCACGGAATAAATGTATAGTTTTCTTCTCTGGAATCTTAGCAATGTACTTGTAATAGAACTCACGAGGACATTT